CGCGTGGACAGTAAAATCCTAATCATAGCCATGCTCCTTTATGAGAAAATATAACAAATATTTTCTCATTTTGCAGGAAGATGGTAGACTATAACGAACTTCGTTATAGCAAAAGGACGCAGTCGCATTATACGACTGCGTCCTTATAACTGCTCGGCAATGGACAAAGTAATACGAACCCGAATGCGGTGATGCGGATTTCTCCGTCACCGTACCGAGTTCGTATAACTCTCTTATGGTGGACCTCAAAAGAGTCTGTACGAACGTTAGAGGTATCGCTTTCGCTTTCTGCCTTGCTCGTTAATTCTTCCAGCGAGTATGAAAATCTGTGCTTGCCGGGGGAATGATAATATTCAATTTGGATGTGATCATCCCAAAGCTTTACAGATTTTACGAACGTGTCAATAAGTTGCTTTTGATATGCTTTGTCGCTTATTGAACCATTTCTCATATTTTCCAAGAAAAAAACTGCTTTTTCTCGTTCTATCGGCTGAGTTGCCGCCTTTGCGATGGACAACGAACGTTCCAGATCGTGAATCGTTCCCTCGACTTCAAGCAATCGGGCCTTGGTTGTTTCGGTTATTATTCCCTGTTCAATGGCAGACATGATATTCTTGGCAACTTTGCGGTTATCGGCAAGATCGTGTTCAATCTGAGCCACACCGGATTCCCTGCGTGCCATAGCCTGAAAACTCATGGTGCTATCTGCTATCCACTCAATTGTATCATCCTGTAAAATGTAGTCTTGTGTCAAACGTGCAATTAGTTTCTCAATAAAGTCGCGGCGCACATTCTTCTTTTCGCAGCGGTCTCCTGTGCGGCGCTTTTGACATTGGTAGTAATTATGCACAGTTCCGTTCTCACCTGTGCCGGATACGCCAATCATGTAGGAGCCGCAGTAACCACAGAACAGTTTTCCCGTAAGCAAATACTCTCCGTTTGCGGCCCGACGCCCGACGGCCTTCTTTTTGTTTGCGAGTTTTTCTTGCACGGCTGCGAAAACCTCCTTCTCCAAAATCGACGGGATTCCACCTTCGACCACAACGCCAGAGTGGCGATAAACGCCGATGTAGTTATCATTTTTCAGCATGATATGAAAGCTATTCTTGTTCCACTCGCGCCCAAGTTTGGTGCGGATACCACGCTGGTTGAGTGAACGTGAAATCTCGGCAACGGAGATACCTTTCAGGAAGCTGTCAAAAATCTCGCGGACAACAGCTGCTTCGTCTGGTGCGATGGCATACTTGCCATCCTTGCTTTTGACATAGCCGAGCGGGAGCATGCCGTTCACCTTGCATTCGTTGGCATTGTCCACCATGCCGCGCTTGATGTCCTCGCCCATGTTCTCGGAATAGAACTGATTCACGTTCATCATTGTCCGTAGCGCAAAGCGGCCTGCGGCGGTGTTGCCGAATTCCTCTTTTGCATATAGCGTCTTGATTCCAAGCGTGTCGAGCCGAGCTTCATACTGCAAAGCGTTCAACATATTGCGGGCAATGCGATTGCTCTTATAAGCAACGACAATCTGGAATTGCCGCTTCTCAGCATCACGCATCATGCGCTGAAAATTCGGGCGCCGATCAGAGCGGCCAGACACGGCCTTGTCAGCGTAAATGCCGACGATGCGGATTCCGTTCTTCGCAGCGAAATCGGTACACTCAGCAATCTGCTGCTCGATGCTTTCCTCCTTCTGGCTATGGGAAGAATAGCGGGCATAGATTACGCCAATCTGTTCAGCTGATTGATATTCAGTTTTTCCTGCTGAACGTGCCATAGGAAAACCTCACAACTCCTACTTATAGGATTCGGCTTCAGCTGCAAGCCACTTCACAACGTGACCATAAAGCGGTTCCGGTATAGTTTCCGCTGATGGAAGTTCATCTGGCAAGGCGAGTGTGTACATTCCGGAGTTTTCTTTATGAATCTTGCCAGTGCCGCCATCTGCTTTTTCATATTCGTAAGTTTCTTCTTGTTTAAGCGATATCGAAATGGTTACCTCGCTCCCAGAAAATGAGTGCCGACACTTATCCAATGGGCTAGAGATGAAAACAAAAGAGATTGTCTTACCCGAATCGAGTGATCCTAGCCGGTAAGCAGATTTGAAATCGTACTCATTCTTTTCACTGGTGATATACACATTTGCTGATACATCTTCCTCACGCAGCCAGTGAAACGCAGCAGCATCAAGGCTGGAAGCGTCTACCTTGATTACGACGTAAAGTGTATAAGCATAATTGCTTGTTTGCACTTCATAGGCAGCGACATCTTCGACAGAAATACTATTCCCGTTGTAGGAAATTGTGTAGGGGAGTTCATCGAAGAATTCTGTATATCCACGGTTTGAGTTCGAGTAGAAGTTTCCTGCTTCGTTCAAACCACTTTCTAAATCGTGTGTTCCTTCGTTATTGCTGCATCCAACACAGACCACAAGAAGCGCCAGTATAAAAGCAAACGCCGCAGCCGTTTTTCTCTGCATAGTCATATTCTCCTTGAAAATCAAAATGTTATTTTCTCACGAAGTCCGTTTTTTTCACCAGTTTCTGTTATAATAATAACTGCGCCGGCAGCCAAGGGAAAAGGAGATACTGCGATGTCAAATAAAGAACTGTTGGACGCACTATGCCTTTTGGAGAAATTGTCTGACGATTCAAAGCAGACGTTCCTCACTTATCTTCGTTGCTTGCAAGGAAACGTAAAAATACCATTGCCTGATGTTTCTTCTCTGCTGGCATGTCTGCAAGGAGAGAAATAATCTCCGTGTCAACATCTGATAGCCCATCCCCGGTTTCGGGGGTGGGCTTTTTTTCGTTTTCGGCGCATCCAAACATGAGATACTCAACCGTCGTATTAAGTGCTTTTGCGATAGGCACCAGATTGGTATACGGGAGTTTTTCAATCTCGCCATTTTCATAGCGGAAAATAGTTGAGCGGGAAACGCCGATTTTTTCAGCTACATCCTCGGCCCGAAGCCCAAGTTCTTTACGGCGCTGCTTAATTCGTTCTGCGGTTGTCATAGATTATAGCCCCCTAGATTGGTAAACATAGTATAACACTAGTGTTGCAGATTTGCAACAAAAACATTCGCATATTTGCAACTTTCTTATTGACAAACGCAACGAGCGGTTGTATTCTTGAGACATGAAGTCGCGTAAATGCGATTACAAGAAAGGAGGTGCACGCTATGTATCATATTGATGTCAACAAGCTGAAAGGGAAGATTGCGGAACGTAACACCACAAAAGAGGCGCTTGCCGATGCAATCGGCATCAATCGGAGTACTTTTTACCGCCGCTTGAAGACCTCTACGCTTACGATTCGTGATATTCACGGAATCTGCAAGGAGCTTTCGCTGACTGCTGACGAGGCAATCGAAATTTTTTTAGCCGCATAGTCGCATAAATGCGATTTCAAGAAAGGAGGATAAAATTGTCGTCATCAATCGACGTTGAATCCATTCCAGAGTTTCAAAAGAATGCCCTCGCTGATCTGACACTCGAACTGACGCGGGCATATTTCAAGATTCCCGGTGTGGAAGAACGTTATCAGAAGTGGCTCCCTGGGTATCTGGAACGGAAGCGGCAGCGCGAAGCAGAAGGAAGGAGATGAGATTGACCAGCAAAATAAAACGGGGCCGCTCCGCTGGCACGGAAACAGCCCCAGGCACAAAGACCCACTTCGATCATAACAGCAGACAAACGCGCCGTCAAGCGCGGAATGGAGGTATCAAGATGCCGAACAGCCTGAAAGAGCTGCGGCTAAAAACACAGACCCCAGCAAAAGAAATGGTGGCCGTTGTACAGACCATCTACCCCAAGTACGACATGACGAGCCAGAGCAAGTGCGAAAACAGCGATGCCTACGGCATCTGCCTGACGCAGAAAGCCATGAAAGCCCTCTATGCCAAGTTCGACCCGGACGGCAGCGTCCGCAAGCACCTCCGCACAGCCGATCAGCACCGGCTTAAGGACAGGCTGCACGCGCGGATCACGCCCGACGAAGCAGCCAAGCTTCAGGAACGCCTTGACGCTGACGGCTACGGCACCATACAGGACTGGCTTACCGATGTTGTACGCGGATACATTGGCGAAGATGAAGCGCCAACAGTGGATTCAGAAAGAAAGGGTTGATTTTATGGCAAACGAAGCAATTCGAGAAAAGGTAAAGGCAACCGGAGTGAGATATTGGGAAGTCGCTGAGCGGATCGGTGTTTCCGATGTAACGCTTTGCAGGCAGCTGCGGCGTGAGTTGCCGGAAGCTCGACAGCAGCTCATTCTTCGGGCGATTGATGAGCTTGCAAGGAGGAAAGAAGAATCCGATGAATAAAAAATATTATTTCACCTACGGCTCGGACGGTCATCCGTATATAGGCGGCTGGACGGAGGTTGAAGCGCCCGACGTTAAAATGGCCTGCATGGCTTTCCGCGCCGTCCATCCCGACAAGGAACCGGGCTTCCTGAATTGCAGCTGCGCTTACACCGAAGAAGTCTTTCTGAAAAGCTGCATGGCTGCTCCGGACGGCAACTTCCACAAGTTCTGCCATGAGCGCATCACTCTTACGGTCGAGCCGTGCGACCCGGACGAGCCGATTGATTTCGGAGGTAACGCACAGTGAAAGGCATTATCGTGACCACAGACTGTGAGGTCCGCGTCGAGGATTTCGACGACCCTCTCTACAAAACCGTTGGCTCTGCCGTTGATGGCTATATCGAGCACGTTCACCCGATGCGTCTCGTACCGCCATTTTGCATGATCGTCAACGAGGAAGGCCGACTGCGGAACCTTCCGGTAAATTCGATTGGCTCGTTCCTCTACGGCGCAGACCAGCATGGTGAGCCGATTGTTGGCGACATCGTAATCATGAAAGATGGCTACCGCAACGGCGAACCGGATATTGTCGGCCTTGAAGATACAGAGATAGAGAGAGTCAAATACGTCATTTTCAAACTGATAGCCATTTTGCATTCGTAACTGAAAGGAGAACCCACATGATCGTAAATGTTCATTACATCGACGAAAAGACCGGCACCATCCGCAGCAACGGCACCTACAGCTACCGCTGCAGCGTCCCGAACGCCCGCGTCGGCATGGAGGTTATCGCCCCCACCGCCAAGCGCGAAGCCCTCGCCGTGATCTGCGAGATCAACGTGCCGGAAAGCCGCATTGACGAGCGGATTTTGCCGCTCCTGAAGGAGATCACGCAGGAGGCACCGACCGATGGAAAATAATCTGATCGTTGTCAAACAGTTGCCGATTATCGAAGACCAACTGCGGCAGGTCAAGGCTTCTGTTGACGAGCGTGTTGCGCAGGTGCTGGCGCTGGCCTGCACCGAGGACACCTACAAGGATGTCAAGAAAGCCCGCGCCGAACTGAACAAAGAGTTTCAGGACTTGGAAGCACGCCGCCGCGAGGTCAAGAAAGCCATCCTTGCCCCATATGAAGCTTTTGAAAAGCTCTACAAGGAGTGCGCTGCCGATGCTTTCACCAAGGCAGACGCTGATCTGAAGGTCAAGATCGCCGCCGTCGAGAACGGCATCAAGGGTGCGAAGCGTGACGAAATCATCGCGTTCTACAACGAATACCGCGCAAGCTTGAATATCCCCGAGGACATAGCGCCATTTGAGCGCTGCGGAATCAACATAACAATGTCCGATTCCGTGAAGAAGATGCAGGGGCAGGCTTCTTTGTTCCTCCAGAACGTTGCCAATGATCTTCGGCTCATTGAGACGCTGGAGCACAAGGACGAAGTTTTGGTTGAGTACCGCAAATCGCTTTCCGCGCCGGAAGCGGCGCTGGTCGTTGACCGGCGCCACAAGGAGATGGAAGAAGCCGCCCGTCGCCGCGCAGCTATGAAATCTGCGCAGGAAGTTCAGGAGGCCGCACAGGCCAAAATCGAAGGAGTCCTGAGCGAAGAACAAGCTGCACCTGTTTCTGCTCCAATTGAGCAGCCCATCCCCACCGAGGTTTCCGCCGAAAAGACCTATCAGGTTTCGTTCCGCGTTCGCGGCGGCATCGGCAAGCTGAAAGCTCTCAAAGAATTTCTCGTAAATGGAGGTTACGACTATGAGCAGTTCTAACATCGCGCCTGGAAAGAAAATGACCTTTTCTGTCGCTATCACCACAGAAAATTATAAAAATCTCATCAACAATACGCTGAAAGAACCGGGACGCGCAAACCGCTTCATTGCAGCGATCACGTCCGCTGTCGCCGCCACCCCGGCGCTTCAGACCTGCGACCCCAAATCCATCCTCTCTGGCGGTCTACTGGGCGAGGGCTTAAACCTCTCCCCCTCGCCGCAGCTCGGCCAGTATTACCTTGTTCCGTTCAAGCAGAAAGCCAAGTATGACCGCGAAGGACATCTGCTGTCGCCCGAGTGCTTCAAGGCACAGTTTGTTTTGGGCTACAAGGGATATATCCAGCTTGCGCTTCGCAGCGGCCAGTATCGGAAACTGGGCTGCATGGAGATTCGGCAAGGCGAATATTTAGGGAAAGATCCCGAAACGGCAGAACCGCGATTCAAGTTCATTGAGGACGACGATCTGCGTGAAAAGCTTCCAATCGTCGGCTACATGGCGCACTTCGAGTACCTGAACGGTTTCCGGAAACGCATCTACTGGTCGCGTGAAAAGGTCCTCAACCATGCGGATACATACTCGCAGGCGTTCAGCAAGGATGCCTACGAAAAAATCCAGAACGGTCAAATTGCCGATAAGGACATGTGGAAATATTCCTCATTCTGGTACAAGGACTTTGACAGCATGGCTCAAAAAACGCTGCTTCGCCAGCTTATCAGCAAGTGGGGCATCATGTCCACAGAAATACAGCAGGCGTTTATTGATGACGGCTCTGTCCTGACCGTTGACCCGAGAACCGGCGAGATCATTTCCGACCATTCCGACGAGCTGGAGCTTACGACCGACGCCCCGCAGCCGGCCGTTGAGGGCAGCGCCCCGGCGCAGCTTCAGGAGAACGCAGGCGAACCGGAGCAGATCGACCTCAATTCGCTGTAATGAGCGTTCCGTTTGAAGTCCTTGCGACCGGCTCGACCGGAAACGCAGTTGTAATCGACGGGCAGATTCTCGTCGACTGCGGCGTTCCGTATAAGGTCGTGAAGCCAGTTGCAAAAGCGCTCAAGCTGGTCCTGCTGACGCACTGGCATGGAGATCACTTCCGGAAAAGTACGCTCCACGCCCTCGCAGCAGACCGCCCGGCTCTCCGTTTCGGCTGCTGCCGCTGGCTGGTGCGGCCGCTGGTGGAAGCTGGCATCAAGCCTGCGAACATCGACCTGTACGATTTCGACCACCGATACAGCTACGGCGATTTTACGGTCGAGCCTGTGCCGCTGGTGCATGACGTTCCGAACTGCGGCTACAAGCTGCAGCTCTCTTCCGGAAAAGTCCTCTACGCCACCGATACAAACAACCTGAACGGCGTTTCGGCCCCGAACTTCGACCTTTATCTGCTGGAAGCGAACTACGAGGACGAAGAAATTCAGGCCAGAATCGAAGAGAAGAAGGCGAACGGTGAGTTCGTCTATGAGCGCCGGGTGCTTGGAACGCATCTTTCCAAGGCCAAATGCGACGATTTCATTTACCGGAACATCGGGCCGACCGGCGAGTACGTTTATCTGCACGGCCACGTCGAGGAGGAAAAAGCATGAACGGCTTTCTGAAAGATATCACCTATTCCCGCAGCGGCGAATATATCCTGTCGATCTACACGCGGGAGAGCTGCGCGGACCTCTGGAAGAACTTCGGGGAGCGTCCGATCACATTCTCCATTGCGAAGAAAGCTGACCCTCGCGGACTTCGCGCCAACAGCTATGCATGGGCGCTCATTGAGCAGCTCGCCGCCAAGCTGAAAACCGACAAGGAATCCGTCTATGAGGAAATGATTCGGCGCTACGGTGTCGGTGAAAGCTACATCGACGAAGCCGGAAATGAGTGCAAGGTGCTGTTCACGCTGCGGGAGGGAGTTCCGCCCCGACTCGTCGCCCGACACTATGCCGAGATCGGCGTCGGCTACATCGAGGGTAAGAAGTTCATTCATTATCGCGCTCTGAAAGGCACAAGCGAATACACCGGCGCCGAGATGGCCGCGTTCCTCGACGGAATTATTTCCGAGTGTGAGGAACAGGGCATCAAGACAGCTCCGCCGGAAAGGACAAAGGAGGCAAAGAAACCTTGACTGTTTACTGCGACTACTGTGGTCACAAAGCCGAGCTGGTCGATGATTCCGAAATCTACGGCCGCAGCTATGGGCATACTGCCTACCTCTGCCGGAACTGCGGCGCGTATGTCGGCTGCCATGGCCGGACAGACAAGCCCCTTGGACGTCTGGCCGACGCAGCGCTCCGGCGCTGGAAAATGGCAGCTCATGCATCGTTTGACCCGCTCTGGAAAACCGGCCCGTTCCGCGGGCGGCGTAAAGCCGCCTACGGCTGGCTGGCCGGGCAGATGGGACTTCCTGTTGAGAAAACGCACATCGGTATGTTTGACATTCCGCAATGTCAGGAAGTAATCAATATCATCAAAAAAGGAGATTTTCAAAATGCCAAACTTCAATAGAGACGATGTTCATTGCCGCCCCGTCAACGATTCTGTCGGTGCTGGCATCATCATGGACGTTGATCTGGAACAGCTTATTCGAGAGTCCGAGCGGCTGCACATCTGTGAGCAGCTTCAGGACATCATGTCAGGCTATGCGCTGAGCGATGCGCTCATGGTGATCCTCAGCACCACGCACGTTTCTGCTGCAGAGTCACCGCGCCCTGCATCGGAGGATAAGACATGCTGAACCGTATCGTTCTCATGGGCCGCCTGACCCGCGATCCGGAGCTTCGCCGGACGCAGAGCGGCACAGCGGTCGTTTCCTTCTCTATTGCCTGTGACCGAGACTACGCAGCACAGGGCGCAGAGCGGGAGACGGATTTTATCGACGTCGTTGCGTGGCGCGGTACGGCGGAGTTCGTGGACAAGTATTTCAGCAAGGGCCGCATGATCGTCGTGGCCGGGCGGCTTCAAATCCGCGGCTGGGAGGACAAGGACGGCAATAAGCGCCGCAGCGCAGAAGTCGTTGCCGACAGCGTTTACTTTGGCGATTCCAAGCGCGACGGTGATGGCGGCAAAGCCAAGGGCGAGCCGACCTATGACCCGACCGGTGGCTTTTCGCAGCTCGCAGACGATGACAGTGAACTGCCGTTCTAAGGAGGTTCCTCATGGCAACAGGAAAAAGATTTTATTGGATGAAGCTCAAAGAGAGCTTCATGACCTCTGACACCATCGACTACTTCATGTCACAGCCGGACGGTGCAAACTACGTTGTCCTCTATCAAATGCTCTGCCTCAAGACCATCAACACCGATGGCCGCTTATCTCGACAGATCGGTGAAGTCGTTATCAAATACGACATCCCGAAAATCCAGCGCGATCTTAAATGGTTCTCTGCGGACACAATCCGCGTGGCTCTCAATCTCTATAAGTCCTTTGGCCTTGTTTACGAGGACATCGACGGTGTTCTTGTTCTCGCAGATCACAACAACCTTGTCGGAAGCGAAACCGACTGGGCAGAGAAAAAGCGACTGAACAAGGCGAAAGCGGGTCAGAATCTCGAACTTCCAGAGGAAATCACTGGGGAAAGTGGTGGGGAAAATTTCCCCATAGAGATAGAGATTAGAGATAGAGATAAAGAGATTAGAGATAAGAGTTTAGATAAAGACACAGATATAGAGGATACGGAGGATTCTTGCGCAGAGCCGGAAACCGTCTCCGCGCAGCCGATTATCAGCATCATCCTGAATGATAAGTCGCTCTTTGATGTGTCTCCGGAGGATTATAACCGCTGGTGCGAGTTGTATCCAGCCGTCAATGTCATGCAGGAGCTTCGGAAGATGTCGAGCTGGAGCACCGATAATCCCAAAAGGCGCAAGACGAAATCCGGAATCCGCCGGTTCATCAACGCTTGGCTTTCCAAGGAGCAGGACAAAGGCGGTCAATATCGCTATCAGGGCCATGGCTCCAGCGGCAACGTGTTTACCGACATTGCGGAGGACATGAGAAATGGACAGGCTTGAAACAGCCGATATTCTGGCAGTTCTGAAAGCGGCCTACCCGCAGTTCTATAACGGTCTCAGTCCAAAGGAAGCCAACAGGATCGTTGATCTCTGGGCTGAGATGTTCAAGGACGATCCGGCCATCGTGGTTGCCTGTGCGGTGAAAGCCATGATTGCTTCGCGGGTGAATACGTTCCCACCAAACATCGGTGAAGTCAAAGCGCAGATTGCAAAGATGCGGGAGCCGAACGAAATGACGGCTCAGGAAGCTTGGAACCTCGTAGCAAAGGCAATCCGTAACGGCAAGTACGGAGCGCAGGAGGAATTTCAAAAGCTGCCAGCAAATATCCAGCGTTTAGTCGGTTCACCGCAGCAGCTTCGGGAATGGGCGCTGATGGAGGCAGACGTAACTTCGTCGGTTATCGCGTCAAATTTCCAGCGCTCCTATACGGCGCGCGTCAAGAGTGATCGGGAGTACACGGCGCTTCCGTCAGACATAAAACAGATGATTTCCGGCGTTGCGCAGAAGCTTGCGCTTAGCGGCGAAAACGAGAATGGAGGATGAGAATATGAAAAGATGGGCAAGGCGCAACCTGCCTACGGTTGTTCTTCTGACGGCGCTGATTCTGCTTGCCGCGTTTGTGATTCTGACAGTCGAGTGCAGCCAGCCCAGCGAAACGCGGCCTTCTTCGGTCCCTGCGAGGAGCACGCGGCGATTCGAGCAGTTCGACGAAGCTGCCTACCAGAGCCGCTTGGAGGCCGAAGCCTACACGGCGGTCAAACACGAAACCGCCGATATTCCCAGTACATACGATCTGCCAGAGCCTGCGCAGAAGGCAGACAGCGAGCCTTGCGGGAAAGGCGGCTTCGAGTGCCAGGACAAAGGAGACTGGGAGCGCCTTGCCATTGCGATTTATCAGGAAGCGGGCGGCGATGCCTGCTGCGACGAGTGCCGCTATCGGGTGGGCGACATCATTCTCAACCGTGTGGCAGATGAGCGTTTCCCGGACAGCATTGAAGCAGTCCTGACGCAGCCGAAGCAGTATGGCACGCTTTCCACGACTGGTGTTGTCTGGCCTGCTAGAGCGTCAGAACCCGGCGAAGCCCACGCTGTTGAGCGGGCTTGGCGTGTGGCCGAAGAAATTCTGACCGGAACGCACAGCGATGTCTACGGCGAGGGATACGTTTTTCAGGCTGAGTTCCCGCAGGGCAACGACCCGGACAGCCGGATTTACTGTGAGCAGTGCTGCATGTGGTACTGCAAGTGACAGGAGGCAGCTATGGCAAAAGACCCGAAACGGCAGCTTCTCGGAAAAATTGCCAGACAGAAGGGCCAGTATTTTGAGCAGCGGCTTGACGGCTCCTTCGATTACTACTGCAGCCGCGGCTACGCAGTGATCGAAAAGACACCTGAGCCGATGAAGGTTATCAAGCCGGAGGGCAACGGTCGATTCTTGGCGTGTTACACCAAGAAAGCGCAGGTCGACTACAAGGGTACGCTCAAGGGCGGCAGGACGATCCTGATCGAAGCCAAATTCACGTCTACGGACCGTCTGACGCAGGATCGTGTCCTCGACATTCAGGCGTCCTACATGGACAAGCACCAGCAGCTCGGCGCTCGCTGCTTCGTTGTTGCTGGCTTCTCGACTGGTGAGGTCTACAAAATCCCTTGGGATGACTGGCGGAGCATGAAAGAGCTGTTCGGCCGAAAGTACGTAAAAGAAACCGATCTACAAAATTACAGAGTGAAAACAGCATGGAATGGTACGCTGTTTTTGCTCGACTGACAACTGAAAGGGGTTATTCAACATGAGCGAAATCACGTTATACGAAGCACAAGTCAAGAAAATGCAGGGCATTTGCGACGAACACAATCTGACCTATCGTTTCCTCAAAGACCGCTATCCCATTATCTTCATCATTCGCCCGATTCAGGGCATGGATGCCCAGCTCTCCATGCTGGAAAGCGTCGAGGATGAGGGGTATATCAGCCCGGAAGCCGAAATGATGTGGATTTTCAAGGACGGCAATCTGGAAACCCGCGTCACCGGCGGCACATTTACGATTGCCAAAACGCTCCGCACCAAGATCGAGTCCATCCTGATGAAGATGATTACATATTGGCAGCAGTATTTCTTCAAGGATGTCCTGGAAAAGCACTCACTGGCCGCTGGCATGATGCCCGTTATCAGCGAGGATGAAGCCGAAGATGACGATGCTTGTGATGACGATCCGGAAGAACCTGATGGCAGCGAGGACGCTGAAATGCTCAACGATGATGAACCGGAGGATACAGACGATGATCTCGGTGACACCGCCGACAGCTCCGTCGCCACAGACGATGATCTCTACGATCAGGCCGTCAGCGTTGTCCGCATGGAGAACAAGGCGACAGTTTCTCTCCTGCAGCGCCGCCTGAATGTAGGTTATGCGCGCGCCGCCCGCATCATGGAGCTGCTGGAGGAGAACGGCGTTGTCGGCCCGTTCGCTGGCTCGAATCCGCGGGAAGTGCTTCCTTCCGATGAACCCGACGATTCGGAGGATGCGGACGATGAATAATTCTCAGGGGCAGCTTATGAAGCGCGAGGATTACAAGGCCGTGAAGCACATGGACCGAGAGCGAATGACAAAGTACCTCTATTCGGTCTGGAAACGTGGCTTTGAAGCTGGTGTTGAATCCACCAAGGGCAAAGTCACCAAGCGTTCCATCATACCGCCCGAACCGGCGCGGGCGGAGGAATAAGTCATGGGAAGAAGTGTGCCGTACAATCTGAAAAGTGCTCACCAGACGGAGTTCGTGAAGATTTTCAACTCTCTCTGCGGCCGATACGGGCGCTGGGAAATCTGGCAGGATTTCATAACGCTCGCCGCAACCGCAATCTCAAACACCGTTGACCGGAGCCACGCTGCCGCGCGTGAAAAAACGTACATGACGATTTCAGGCAAGTACAAGCCTGACGAAATGCTCAAATTCTCGCAGATGCTCCAAGAAGTCGTGATCGGCATGGACTTCAATCAGGATCAGGACTTCCTTGGCGAGCTGTATATGGCCTTGGAGCTGGGCAATGACCACGCTGGACAGTTTTTCACGCCCTATGATGTCTGCCGCCTGATGGCCGAGATTGCCGACACAGACCTCCAAGCGCGTGTTGAGCGGGACGGCTGGATATCCGTCAACGATTGCGCCTGCGGTGCAGGTGCCTTGCTGGTGGCGTTTGCAAACGCCTGTACGCGGCAGGAAATCAACTACCAGACCTCCGTGCTCTTTGTGGCGCAGGACATCGACTACATCGTCGGCCTGATGTGTTACATACAGCTATCGCTTATGGGCTGCGCCGGGTACGTCGTGATTGGCGACTCACTTCTTCATCCATCAACAGCGCTTGACCGCCGGGGGCTTATCCCCCGGCCGGATCAACACATATGGTACACCCCGTTTTATTTCCGAGATGTCTGGCACTACCGCCGCATTGCTGCACAAATGGAACTGTTGTTTCCTCCGCTCGATAAGCAAGATACGCAAGTTGCAAGCAAGTTAAAAACGCAAGATGTGCCAACGGTTTCTGCTTCTCCGGCACCGGAAAGCACGCAAGCACAGCAAGTTAGTGAACCGGCGACGCAGCCGTTTTTGCCTCTGAAAGAAACGAAAGTCGGGCAGCTCACATTATTCTGACAGAAAGGAGGGAGCGGCTGATACATGCGAAAATGGACAGACGAGCAGCTTCAATATCTCCGCGAACATAGTCGTTCGCAGCCGGCAGTGGCCATTGCTGCAGCGATTGGCCGGACGGAAGGGTCTGTAAAGCAAAAGAGACGTTCACTCGGACTGAAAAGCTACCACGGAGGGTGGACGGAGGCGGAAAGGCAATACCTCCGAGACCAGTGGGGCATCAGGTCAATTCACGCGATTGCAAAGCACCTAGGCCGTTCTGTTTATGCCGTCGATGTGCAGAAAAACCGGATGGGACTCGGCCCTGCGCTATTGGGCGACGATTACATATCTCTGAATCAGCTTCTGATTGCCGTTTGCGGCACCAACGCGGGCGGAAACTATAAGCTGAAAAGCTGGATAGAAAATCGTGGCCTGCCGATTCACACGAAGCGTATCAAACAAAGCAGTGTCCGCGTTGTTCGGCTCGACGAGTTCTGGAAGTGGGCAGAACAGCACCGCGCATTCCTCGACTTCTCCAAGATGGAGCCATTGGCGCTTGGCGAAGAACCTGCATGGGTAGCAGAACAGCGCAAGAAAGATTTTCAGGCGTTCGCGCTCCAACGGAAAGACCCGTGGACACCCGATGAAGACGCGCGGCTGAAAATGCTGCTTCAGCAGCATCGGTACGGATATGCTGAGCTTTCTGATATACTGCGTCGGTCCGCAGGTGCGATCCAGCGCCGATGCATCGACCTCGGGCTGAAAGAGCGGCCGGTCAAAGCCGACAATCATGGTTCATCCGCAGCTTGGACACAGACCGACTTCGATGTGCTGGCAGACGGGATCCGAAAAGGCGACAGCTACACCGCCATCGGAAATGTCATCGGTAAATCGGAAAAGGCAATCCGTGGGAAGGTCTATTTCGTTTATCTCACAGAGAATCAAGACAAGGTCCGCGCTATGCTCAAAGATCAGCCTTGGGGTTATGGCGCGCCAGACCCGACCGTAAAGCAGGCAATGAGCCTGTCCAGAACGCGAACCGAAACCACGCGAACGCTCGAAAT